AAAGGGGAATGGGGGGGTCGCGTTTTGCACAAAAATTCCCCCTTTAGTCGCCGTCATTTTGTGCATAATGGAGAATTTTCAATTTCAGCAATATGCACAAGAAAATGGCTCCATGTTTGTGCAATCTGGGGATTGCGTGAATTATCATACTGTGCTACAATACAATCAGCAAGAGGGGAAAGAACCTCTTAAAGATTGAAAGGAGTACTTAATCATGAAACTGTTTGATGTCAATAAATTGCTGTATAATGTCAATAAATTGTATGAAGCTGAGGTTTTCGGAACTGAGGAAATGGCTAAGAAATATGCGATCTTTGATGATATGCGCATTGTGAAAGTGGCGTATGATAGCTATTACGGCCCTGCGACTGGCTATGTGTGTATGACCGATGATGAATATGTTGATTATGTTAAATTTATGGAGGAATACAAATGAAATCCGAATGCATCAGAGTACAACTTAGAGCAATCCACACGGCAAACCAGAAAATGCAACGGTATAAACACGGAGATCAAAAAACATTGTTTGCGCAGTATGTTAATAGGGTCTGTCCCCGCTGGCACATATCTGAGAAGATGGACAGCCCTAACCATGGAGAGCCGACATTATGGGCGCGGTACGCCCTGGCAAAATGTATTAACCTTGTGAGCAAAAACGATTGTAAGCCCGGAAAATATGATGATGATTATAAGAAGTATTTGGATAATAACGATTATGCGTCATTATCTCCAGATGATTGGAAAATTGCGAGGCGGGTGCAATAAATGGCAAAGCTAGCAAAATACGGAATCCGCGACGGCGCGAACATCGAGGAAATGCGGAAAGAGCTCGTCCGTGCGGGCAAAGCCGCAAATCAGCGCCTGCGCCGCTTAGAGACAGCCGCGGCAGAAGGCCGCACCACCGGCAAGGGAATGTCTTACACCTACGCCATGAAATACCTTGCTAGACAAGGCCGCACCCGATTTAAAGAGCGTGCCGCCCGGATGAAGGCTCAGGATATACAAACAGAGCTTGCGCAGATACACGCTTTTTTACACGGGCGTCAAAGCACCGTAACAGGGATTAAAGAGGCGGAAAAGAAGCGTTACCAAACCTATTTGCAACTTGGTTATAAGGGTAGTCTGGAAGAATTTATCAATGACGCACAGACTATTTTCGCCCTGCTGGAAGAAAAAGGCTTTGGTTATCAGATCGGCTATGAGTTGCTTACAGCCGCCGAAACAGAAGAGCAGCAACGGGAACGGGTTGCAAAATGGCTCATGGAAGTTCGGGGAATTGATGCAGAGGTAAAAGGTGCGGAGGGCAAAATGCTGTTGGAAGTGCTTAGAGAAAAAGGCCGGGCAGTTGAAAAGAAAAAACATGGAAGGAGCTGAGAAACTATGCGACGTTGTGAAGATTTGGATGTCTGTGAGACCGCACAAGAATTTTTGCAACGTCTGCCCCCCTGTCCGTCCTGCTGTAAGGGCAAACAGGCAAAGCACAAATATATTGATGTAACGGCCTGTTTTGATACTGAAACCACCAACACACAGGAAATTGGTTTTGTGTGGTCATATCAGATCAACGTCGGCGGTTTGAATGCCGTCGTCCGTACCTACCCACAATTTACCACAATCTTGCAAGGCATAGTAACCGCGTGGGGGATTAACTCCGGCAAGCGCCTCAAAATTTACGTCCATAATTTAGGTTATGAGACATATTACCTTGCACAGCTTTTGCAAGAGTCCTTTGGCGTCAAGTCTATTATGTTCACCAGTTCCCACAAGGTTCTTGTCCTGAAACTGGAAAACGGTCTGGAATTTTGTGATAGCCTGAAACTTTTTCAAAAGTCCCTTGCAGGGGCAACGAAAGGTTGCCCCCACGAAAAAGCCGTCGGTGATCTGGACTATAAAGCATATCACGACGCCCGCACCCCCTTGACCGACACGGAGTATAAATATATTGTTTATGATGTAGAAGGGCTGTTTGAAGCAATCGAACGCCTGAAAGCCGACGGCGGTTATAATGCGGCGACCTTGCCTATTACCAATACCGCCCGAGTCTTAAAGGCCGTTAATAATAAGGTACACAAGGCTAAAGGCTGGAATGCCCTTATGCACAAGCTGGCTCTACCACCCGACTGCCTGAAACTGGCATATAAGTGCATGGCGGGCGGCGACACCCACGGAAACCGTTATAAGATGGGCAAAACATACCGTAATTGTAACAGCTATGATTTTAAGTCAGCGCACCCCAGTCAGATGTTGACAAAAAAATATCCTATGTCCCCACCACAATATATAGGCGACTGTACAGAGGATGATCTTTGGACGCTGATAGACGGCGGTTATGGTTGGATAGGTCATGTAGCAATGACAAATGTTAAGGTATTACACGATAACCCCAACCCCACCATAAGCAAGTCAAAGTGTAGCTTTATTGAGTCCCCAATAAGGGCGGATAATGGCCGGGTGCTATCCACCCCCGGCATGGCTGTCTATATGGACAGCAACGATTGGCAACGATTTTCAGAGGGGTACGATTGGGGCGACACCTTGGCTACGGACGTATGGGCTTTCCGGCTCGAATACCTCCCCGCCGCCTTCCGGTCGGCGGTGAAAGGCTACTTTGAACAAAAAGAGTCCTTGCCAAAAGACACCCCCGATTATATCTTCGCCAAAATATGCGTCAATACGATTTTTGGTGCCTGTGCCCAGAAAACAGTCCGGGATGAGTATGAGTATAGCATGGCTGAATTGTTGGAGGTAACAAAAACCGGATGGGAGTCTAAAATGGACAGCATGACGGAAAAACAAGTCCTTGCAAGCCAAACCAAGCCTAGCAAGTTACCCTTTTTATGGGGGCTTTGGACGGCAAGCTGTAGCCGCTTGGAGCTTTGGCACCTGATTAAGGCCGTGGGATGGGACAAGGTTATATACTGGGACACGGACAGTTGTAAATACATTGGTGATCGTCCCGCCGCCGTAGAGGACTATAACCGGGCACAAAGGGAGCTTGTACGGGAGCGGGACGCTATTGTTATTAACCGCAAGGGCACCGAGTCCTATATAGGTGTGGCGGAAGATGAACATCCTGATAATGATTACGGATATCAGGAATTTAGAGCCTTGCACGCAAAATGCTATGCTTACCGGGACGCAGACGGGGAGTTACAAGTCACCATAGCGGGAGTTCGCAAGGAAGAAGGCCGCCGGGCGCTGTGCGATAACATCAACCTGTTACAGGATGGATTTTCCATCAATCCGGCGGGCGGTCAAAAACTCTGGTATCACCCCGCCCCCGTGGACTGGTCAGACCCGGACACACCAACGGCAAGCTGGATATACATGGAGGACAGAGACTACAAGGTTAGATACACCGACTTGATAACAGCTATAGAGTCTATGGAAATATGGGAAGGTGAACAAAACCTTGCTGTTTAATTTGTGCAATTTGTCAATAGATAGAATTAGCACAGTATGATACAATACAATCAGAAAGAGGGAAGAAACCTCTCAGGATTGAAAGGAGATCATTAAAATGACGAATTATCATGTTATGGTCAGTTATGCCAACATCTACGGCGATTTGATGAATGAAGTCAGTTATCCGAAGGTTGCTGCCGAAAGCGTGCAAAGTGCAATTATCTCCGCCATCACTTATTTTCTGCAAGAACCCGAAGTTGTGGAACGTGGGTATATCCTGCGGGGTGCGCGGGTAGTAAAGTAATAAACCGCCTGACCTACCGGGCATATACGGGGAGAAAGGATGCTAATTATGTACACTAGCAAAAATTACCAGAAGAAGGAAACCACCACGGAGAACAAGCCCTACAACAGCCAAATCTATTTCATGCCGTCCCACTACATCGACAAGGACGGGGACAAGGTAGACACCAACGTTATCATCAGTTTTGATAACTATTGGTTTGTCAACCACTCCAAGGCGGGCGGCGTTTATGGCCGTATCAACATCACGGGAGACTATAATGTTAAGCGTATCAAACAGGAGTATCCCGTCGTGGAAATGTACAAGGACGGTTATACCGTTACCCTGTTTCTGTTTGATCGGGACGCAGAGTATTTGGACAAGACGGGGGAGGAACGCACCCGCAAGAGTTTTGTAGCCCGCCTGTATGAAAAGAACGGCGGTCTGTGTGCTCAGGTCATGAAGATGTTTTAAGGAGGTACGGTCATGGCGTTTCGCACATTCCCTCTGCGGGTGACTCTAACTCTCCGCTCTTCGACGGGGGAGATCACCGGCATACATATTACTAACCCTTTTCGCACGTTGCAAGAGTGTGTTGAATTTGTCGAGAAATTTTGTGACGAAAATTATCCGTCTTATGTGTTGGAAGAGGTGTGTATATCGTGAGAGTTTGGGTATGGGAAGTCAGTAAAAAGCGCGGCGACTATGTTGCAGCCGCGCTGACGGACGATGCACAGCACGTCTTGAAAATCGCGCGGTTTTTCGGCGCCACGGACAGTGACCGGCTTGGCAACTGGTGGGATGAAGTCATGAGAGGTTTGCCCGGTTATCCCGCCTGCGACGAATTTTATACCACCAAGACGGGCGGCCTTGCGTCCCCGATGGGCAAGGTGTGGGAGTTTGACAGGGAATTCCATCGGCTGGCTGTCATTTGGCCGACAAGGGGGCGGTAAGAGCATGACAGGCTGGCAGGTGCTTACGGGTATCATGTGCCCGTCATGGTTGGCGCAGTACCTTAACAAATTGTACACCAAAAGTCCTCCTTTTAGTCGGGGGTATATCGAGGACTTAGACGATCATTGTCCATATGAGACGGCCACGGAACACGCTTTGTGCACTAAATGCTGGATGGATTTTTTGAGAGGTGAGACCAAGTAATGCGTGTCTTACATTTTATTCTTCTGGCCGTGGTTTTTCTGGCCACGATCCTCTCCGGCGGTTCAATCCTGTTTGGCGTGGAGGAGCGCAACGGACTTGTAGTCCTGTTCGGCGCGCTTGCTACATTCGGTTGTCTTGGCTGGTTCCTCCTTCTGCTGATTCTGATCTTCGGGTAAGATTCAAGCCCCGGTGCAATGCACCGGGGCTTTCTTCTTATCTTCCAAAAATCAAATCAAAGTATTTTGCCGGAATCTTAACATTTCTAAGCAGATTACTGAAATAATCGTCAGAAAACTTGATTTTCGGAACTTCTACCTCGATTTTCGGGACGTCGGGCAGTTTAGGCGGCGTGTAGTCAGGCGTTACCGCCATAGCTGTACAGGACAGACAAGCCGCCGTCATGAGTCCGATAAACAGGACTTTCAAATGTTTCACGTGAAACACACCTCCTTTAACAGAGCATTTCCCACGGGAAGGACAGATTACAATGAAGATAGGTTCCGGCGACCAGCTGACCGCCATAGACCGCGATGCTGGACGTGCCATCGCTCTCCTTGATAAGCGTATAGGCATTGTTGCCGGTATCGTTGTACCCTCTGCCGGACATGGACAATGGCTCGCCGGTATAGGACGCAATGGGAATTCCCTTGATAACACGCCCGTCATTGGCCGTATTGGTGGCGGTGCCCGCGATCATCATGCGCAACTCGCCGCCCTGCACCCACCAGCGACAGCTAAAACCGTTATAGCTAATAAGCTTGCGGTGCGGAACGTTGTTGCGATAACCCCTGATATACGCGGCAAGCATTGCCGTAAATCTGCGCACACCCGCGCTATTAGGATGCACGTTGTCGGTGTACATCTCATTGCTATCTGCCATAGCCCACGGGGCAATGTCGACAAAAGGCACCCCGGCATCATTGCAAGCCATTTCAATGCCCCGACTCTGGCCGATGGGATAAGGCCGCCAGAAGAAATTATAGGACAGCAGGATCCGGGCATTTGGAAACAACTGTTTTGCCGCCGTGATTGTGTTTGCCACACTGCTTTGCATAGTGCCCTCTGCCACATTGCCGTCATTGATACCGCCCATGATAATGACCATTGTCACCTTGGCCGCATCCTTGCTTTCGGCTTTGTAGACGTTGCCGGAACTGGAAAGCATATATGTAAAATTGCCGCCAGCCGCGCCGGACGTAATGAAGCCGCCGCCGCCGTTGCTGTAATAACGATAATTGATGATGTCCAGCAGATTTGCCAGCTGTACACACCAGTTGTCTGTGCTCGGTGCCGTGGTATTTGCACCGGCGGCGTAGCTGTCTCCGATCATAACCACATTGGACAGGTCAAACCCTCCAACAATGCGCTTATACATTCCGGCGACGTCGGTCTGTAGGTCGGCTACATTATCTTTCAGGCCGGGGACGTGCTTCCCGTCAAGGTCAAAGCCGTTGAGTGTCAGTCTGATGCTGACAATAGCGGTATCGTTTTTCGATGCGATTGCCGCTGTAGCGGCGTCGTTAATGTCAATTGTGGTTTCCCCCATATTAAGATAACTTAATTTAGGATTTGCCATAATATATAACCCCCTATCATGCCAATGTCGTAAGCGTCAGCGTACTGGTTGCGCTGTCATAGGTTGCCGTTATAGCCTTGGACTTGACAGTGTTAACATCCGACTGCGCATTTTCGGCTGCTGTCTTGGCCGCGTTAGCCGTAGTCTGCGCCGTCGCCGCGTCGGTCTTGGCCGTGTCAGCGGTTTTCTGCGCCGTGGCGGCGTTGGTTTTAGCCGTGTCAGCGGTTTTCTGCGCCGCACTGGCCGCGCTGGCCGCGCTGTCTGCCGCCGTCTGCGCGGTGTCGGCTGCTGTCTGGGCATTGCTTGCCGCCGTGCTGGCCGCCTGTGCCTTGGTTTCCGCGCTGGTTGCGGTGTCGTTTGCCGTCTGCGCAATGATAACAGCGTCCCCCGCCTGTGTGGCGGCATCCTGCGCGGAGGTCTGGGCGGTTTCGGCTGCTGTCTTTGCCGCGTCGGCCTTGGTAGCCGCCGTGTCTGCCGCCGACTTGGCCGCGTTGGCCGTAGTCCGGGACGCATCATCTATAATATGTAGCTCTAAGCCGTTAAAATCAATATTTTTAAGATCAGCCATAGCTTACTTGCCCCCCCTCCTGCGGGATGGTGTACAGGGTCAGCGTTTCCGTTTCGGGGTCATAATTGGCATCGATATATGCTTTATCGATATATTGGTTCGCAAAGTCTTTCATCTGCTGTGTTACCCATTCCTTCAATGCGCCCTGCTGGTCAAACAAGAAGTCTAAATTGGTAATATTTAGGTCAGCGTAGGGGAAATTGTTAAAAGCCATAGTCTTACCTCCTTAATAAATACCCACGCACAATTCGCGGGTGAACATCTGGGCGAAAGTGTCATACCAGTTATAAACCAGACGCATATCCATTTCCGCCGTTATCATCTGCTGGGACGTGGTTACACCAATATTGCCATACAGGTGCCCGGAATGGGTCAGCTTGTCCTTGCTCTGGCCACTGTCCTCGGTGCTGGTGTCTGCGGTTGTCTTACTGTCCCCGGACACCTTGCCCCTGTTATTGCTGTCTGTCTTGTCGGATGGATGATAAGTGTCGGCGGTGTCGCCTGCGTAGCCGGTGGATCTGGTGCCGCTGTCCTCGTTGCTCTCCGTGCTCTGGCCGGTGCCGGTCTGGGTGCTGTGCCCCTTGCGGGTGTCGCTCCCCTCCCGGTCGTCGGTGCTCTCCTCAAAGCGATCAAAGTTATGAATGGGGTTGTAGTCCGCCGTCAGCGCCGCCCATGTCCGGGACATACTGTCTGTGTACATTTCCGACACAATTCTGATTTGGTCATGCACAGTGCGGGCATCCATGTAAATAACTGGAAATTCAAAGCTTCGGTACAAAATTGCGTCTACAAGTGTCTGTTTGTTGGCACCTTCTGGGACGGTCAGGCCGTCCCACAAGTCTGTAACCCCCTGCACAAGGCCAGACTGCACAAGACGGTCAAGCCCCTGTAGTGTTATCTTCGTCAACATCCGGATCCCCCCCTTCCAGTTCCGGCATTTCGCGCATTTTCACGGACAAGGACAGGCCAAACAGGGCATTGACGCGCTCCATAGATCGAGTCAGACAGTCCAACCAGACAGTAGCCCGCGCAATTGTCGCGCTGTCATTGCGGTGGATTTCATCGGTCAAAAGGCGCTCTTTCTTGTTGCCTGCCGCGCCTCGCAAAGAGGGGATACCCACTTCCTCGTCAAACTGGTGCAAAATGGTGTCGTAGGCTTCCAGCGTCATGTCCGCGACATAGCAATCTTTCACAGACTGCTGGAAGGCAGCCCAAGGCTGGGGGTCTGCGCCGGTGGCGTCCTTAATAAAGTTACCATCAAACACGACACCCGGCTCCCCCCGCTGAACCTTATCATAAATAGCTTTGATCGTCTGCGCCGCGCTTTTGTTTTTTGCGGCAATGGCAAAAGCGACACGGCTATTTTGCAAGGACATACTGGTGGCCGTGCTGGCCTGACTCAAAAGCTCGGCGTAAGTCTGGATAATATCCCAAATCCCCATATAATCGGGGGTCAGGCGGATGAGTTCGCAATCTTCGCCGATGGTCAATTCTGTACCGTCTAGCAGGGGGCTAACCACATTCGCGCGGGTTGGCTGGTAAAAGATACCATACCCGTGCAGGGTGCCCGCCTGCGGGACGACTCCGCAATGACCTGCCGCCACGCGGGCGATCTTGTCGGAGTCAACCACCACACTATAACCCAAGAGACAAAGGCAATACTGTAAAAAGTTTTTGTCCCAATCCTCGGGGATTGTCAGCTCGAACCGGGACATAGCGCGTTGGTAAAGCATCCGCTGGAAATATAGAGTAGTGGCGTTATTAGTGGTATAGACACCGGGGGGATTAACCCCCGATGTCAGCCCGTTAAGTTCCGGGAAAAACAAGGGGCTGTACTGTGCCATAGGTTAAGCCCCCTTGCCGATCATGTCCAGCCTGTCCAGTACCTGTGTCATGACATTGGTGTTATTTTCGATTGCTTTTGTAAGTTCGGCGGTTTCCGCTTTATGGGCGTCCCGCTCCTTGTTAAGCATCCAAAACATAGCAATCACACACGCGATCGGGAAACCTAAGTTGCTGATGATCTGAGTAATAACGTTAATATCCATTATTCAATCCCTGCCCCTTCCAGTGCCGCGCGGGTTTTCGGGCCAATAAGGCCGTCAATTTTGCCCTTGTAGTAACCTGTTGCTTTCAAAATCGCTTGAATTGCCTTCAAAATCTCTTTTCTTGTCACTTTTAGCACCTCTTCACCAGTATTTCCGGAATAGGTAGACTGGGAAAAATTTCCCGCACCTCCCGGCGTGGGTGTCACGCCACCAAGCCAATCAAACCACTGTTGCGCAGACTCCACACGGCGCGGCCAATGATTAGTCTCTGCATCATATGCCGGGCGCTCGTAGGACACCATAAATAGCAGGGTCAAGTCTCTTACGCTGATGTTATCAGCGTGTGCCCAATCGTACCAGTCAGTGCGGGGGAGGTCAAACCCGTACCGGGAGCCGTTGGAGTTGTACCATTGCCTATGCACTCCACGGTCTGCCGCGTCGGGGTTGCCCTGTGCGCTATTGGTCTGCTGATACTCCGCATATAGGGCATTGACCTGCTTTACACCGTCGCTACGGTCGTAGCCCTCTGGGTATAGCACATCCAAAATATCGGTTAAGTTGCTAGGCGGTGTCCACTGGACAAGGCCAAAACCAGACCCGCCACTCTCATGGCGGTTAGGATTAAAACTGCTCTCGTTTTGGATGTTACCAAACAGGGCGGCAACTGCCGCTTTTGTCCATCCGGTTTGCGCCAACATCTGATATATGATCGTAGCGTTATTGTTTGCGTTGGCACTGCCAAACGCAAAGGCCATGTGTTGACCACCGCTAACCATTGTAAGCCCCGTGGGGTTATTGATGATATTCGGCATTTATCAACCCCTCCTTACTCCAAAAAGATACCATTGGACAAATAGTTGTTTACCATTTCCGCCTCTTGCGCCGTCGCCCCTATGCAAATAACATGGGGGTTAATGCATTGTGTATATCCGCCACAATTGGCAAGCAATTTCATCTGCATCAGCGGGCGGCCAAGACTCTCGTTGTCCTCATCAACCAGTAAAAAATACTCCAACTTGACCCACCAGTTGCCATAAAGGCCAGAGGATCCGCCAACACTGCCAGACATGGACAGCGTGGGGATAGGCTGAACACCGTCAAAGATTGCGCTGGGGTTATTGCTCGGAGCCTGTGCCACTCCCTGCTCGTCCTGCGCCATCTGGAAGAACATGGCTGGGGCGAACGTGTTGACATTGGTTTGCGCCTGTGTCATTACTCCGCCCTTGCCAGTAAAGACATTATTGGCAATCTTTGCCACATTAGCAATCAGGTTTCCGCGCAAATCAGTTGCAAGCATCTGCGTGACGGGCACCGGTATGCCGATATTGCCGGACAGAATACCCAATGCCCCATCATCCTCGTCGGGGTCATCGGTACCAAGGTACAGATAGCCGTTGCCGTTGTACGGGTCAAATACGACGCGGGCACGGATAACAGGACGGCGGGCGACGCGGGTTCCGTTTAGCTCGATCACACCGAACCCCGGGAAGTGCATACTATACACACTGTGTGGCGGATTGTTAAGATATTCTCCGCGTTCTGCCGCCTGCGGATGGTGGGGTATCTCGATCGTGCCACAGTTGACAATAGCCCGATAACCGATCGTCGGGGCGACAAAATCGGGGATACGCCAACGGCCTATGTCTACGTTAGTGCTTGCGCCTGTGTCCAGACTTGCCCGCCCAATAGGGATATACACACTGCTTACAATGTATTGGATAGGGTTAAGCTGTGCAATATACACATCATAACTAATATCTTGCAAGCATCCGGTCAAGCCTTGCACGATACCATTTTTGACAGTGATACCAAGGATATTTGCCATGCTGGTTTGATTTTGCAATATATCCAGCAAGTTGGCATACTGTCCCGCCGTAAAAGCGTAGTAAGTAACGGCGGTACTTGTCGCGCCGGAAATGCCGTTGATGATACCCACAATATAGGTACCACTATACAAGTCCGACACCCACGGGGACGCTTTGCTGGTCATTGCAAGATAACTTCCGGCCTTGCTGGGGTACATACCATCTTCAATAGTGCCGACGTAGGCGCTTGCACTACGGGCGACATATTCGGTACTATTTTGTATATCCGTCTTGTATGTGGCAAGCACATCACAAGACAGATACACCCACCAAAGATTATTTGGTTCCACTTTAAGGTCAGTGATCCAGTAATAACGCTTATACCGGGGGATATAGGCATAATTGTATCCAATAAGTGGATATTCGTCAGTAGAAGTAATTGCCAGCACGGGAGCCAGAACGCTCACCCCCCGGCGGGGGGTGGCTTGAAATGTGGCGTGCCAGCTGGGTTCAACGGGTTGCTTTGTGGAGTTGACTTTCTTTTCAAATCGGTAAAGATTTACTTCAAAAGCCATGCTTTCACCGCCTTTTTAGTCAAGCAGAAGTACACAACAATTTTCGGTATTGTCGTTTCTCCACTGGACGTCTTCATGAATATAGTTAGTCTGAAAACCGTGCGCGGGGTTCATCGGCGTTGCGGCAGACCACATATTCTTGTAGCAGATTGCCGCCGCCTCATCATCAAACATAACGCCAAGAACGTAGGGCAGTTCAACGGCGGCTTCGCCAGAATCGTTGTTGACGGCGTAGGTCGTTTTACTGCCCACGAGAGTTGCCGCAACGGGCTTGAAATAGCTCACATCGGCGTTGATCTGCTCGGGCGTCTCGATGTTCTGCCAGAAAGCAACTTCGTCAAATTTGATATATTCCAGAAATTCGTTGGCAAACAGACCGGGGCGGACAACTCGTTTAACTCTGTCCCAGAAAGGCGCAAGCATATAACACTGGAGGTTTTCGCGGGGGGTGTGCCGCTTAATGGGGATAGTCACTGCGGTAGTGCCCTCAGCGGTAACAGATTTCAGCGGGGAGACGTGATACAGGACAGTTCTTTCACCCATCTGCCGGACAATAATGTCCATCTTATATGCCAAATCTTCCGCAAACTGAGTGAAAGCGGCCTTGTCGGAAAACAGCTTGTCACGGGTCAGTGTGGTGCCGTGCTCTGCGTTGTACTCGGTCAGCAGATGTCGAACCATTTCCGGGCGGGTAATGCTTGCCGCCGTCACGGCGGTATCCTTATTATATGCCTGCGTACCGCCAATCAGGTTGATAAGGGTTGTACGGCTGTACTGCTCATGATACTGTTCAAGCTTGTTGTACCACTCCGCCAGAATGCCGGAAATGAAACGCTGAAGCTCAGAACCGGAGGTGAGAGCAGTGTCCCACTGATTTTTGAAGATCGTGATATAGTCGTCGATATGGTCAAAACCATAATAGGCGGTCTGAATGGCCTGGGGCTTGCGAACCTTATAGGGACTATATTCTTTCCCGTCCTCGATATCGCGGGTCAGATCACCTTCGGGAATGTCACGATCAATATAGGTAATCTTACGCACCATATTGCCATACTGTTCTTCGGTTTTGATAAGGCTCCTGAACTTAGCAGCGTAAGGCCGCACCCGGATATAGGTACGGGTCAGCACCTGAGACAGGGCGTTAGTCATGGACTCATAGCCAACGCGCTGTGCCATGGTGGCGATAGACACAAAGTCACCGGTTGCAAGCTGGGAAATTACTTCCTGTCCTGTCGCCTGTTTAAAGGCGGCGTTCAGAACCCTTCCAGCCTGCTCAATGCTCATTCCAAGGTTGCTTGCATTAACAGACATTATTATGTTCCTCCTTACTTCTTGGACTCGCCGTTCGCAATCCACTGTTCGGCAAGTTCTTCATCGATAGGTTTAGGTGCGGGGGTGTCTACTCCGCGCCGGATGTTCTGACCGTGAATAGCCTTTTTCATCTCTGCGATCTCTGCCAGCAGCGCATTCCAGCGGGCAGAATCATCCGGCGCGGGCGCGGTAGGTTCCGCGCTGGTCACGGGGTCTACATTGGACTCAACCTCCTGTGTAGTAGGCTCCACCGGGGCGGGCGCTGTCACCTGCTCAGCCGGGGCGGGCGTAGTAGTCTCAGGCGCGGGGGGTGTAAGAGACGTTGGGGACGATAACATTTCAATTTCATTTTTTGTATAGCCCGCGTCGATCAACTTCAAAATCTGGTCAATAGTCATAGTTTATACCTTCCTCCTAATGCATAATCGTTAAATTTTCGTTTCGTTTCAAAACTGTCATATGTAATATTGCCATGTGCTACGCCAGTCAGCAGACCAAAAAACACGCGGCCAATATCCCTTTGTGTATCTGGTGTGACATCCCAATGGGGCACTTTTGCGGGGCAATTCGGTGCCTTGCGGATATACCACCAGCTTTCAGTCTTGTGCATCATTATCATAATGTCGCCCAAGTGTAATGTATCGACATACTCCCGGACTTGGTTTCCGGGCAAACGGCGGACGTTTGCAAAGTTGTTGTTGCTCCAATCATTTTCAAAAGCCATGCCGCCGTAGGTGCCAGTATTCAGGATCCGGCCAAGGCGGGTTTGTTTTAACTGCGCGGATATCGGCGATTTCTTAAAATCCACACATAACGTACCACTGTCCGGGGATAGCCAACAGTTGGCACCCGTCAAACGCATATCTTCATAGACGCTGATTAGACCAAACTCTTGCAAAACGTCGCTGTCCAAGTTGTTACTGTTTGCAAGTAGCCACACGGGTATGTCTGCCGTGTTTACGTCAGTAACGGACTGGATGGAGCTTTTCAGGTTGTACCCCGCATCTTTTCTGACTGCCGTTCCCCTCTCGGGTATAAACTCATCAAAGACAATCGCCCCATATTGGCCGGACGCAATACCGCGTGTACTGTAAATACTACTGCCCTGCGCGATAAATCGCCCGTAAGCCGTGGGGCGTTCCTTTTCGTCCCGCTCTGTCACTTCCCGGACTAAGTAGCTGTCACCGGCAATTTCAAAGGCGGTGTCAATTCCTAAATCCTTGGCTGGCGGGTCAAATGGATTGTTGCCGCCGCTGGCACATCGGTCTAGCTGTGTTTTGGTCAGGCGCAGATATAACATAGGTATTTGCTCTTTGATATACTTATGTAATACCCCGTAAGTCTTACCAATACGACGGGCACCAATCAGCACAATAAGGATTGCACCAGTATTTGCAAGCATATCAATATCCGGCCAACCGTCATCTGTATATAGGTTTATATCATGATAGCCGGGGTGCATTTAATCCCTCACCCTTCCACCCTCTAATATTTGATCTTGGCCGGGGCGCTAGGGTCGTTGTCTGTACCAACCCCGCGGGCTTGCCCGTGACAACAGGGGTTCGCCCCGGCTCTAATATATATATAGCACCGGCGGCGCGGAGTTGTCAAGCGGTTTCACGCAATCCCCAGATTGCACAAACATGGAGCCATTTTCTTGTGCATATTGCTGAAATTGAAAATTCTCCATTATGCACAAAATGACGGCGACTAAAGGGGGAATTTTTGTGCAAAACGCGACCCCCCCATTCCCCTTT